GAAGCGATGGAGGCTGTGGTTGGCGGGCGCCGCGACAACGCCTGACGCTCTCCCTGTCGAACGGCGGATTGCTGCCGGGGTGGACCGAGGCCGAGGCGAGCCTTTGGGCCGGACCAACCTGACCTTCGCCACGTTCGGCGTCGGCGGCACGAAGGAGGAGGCCCAACGGGCGATCGACGAGGGGCGCAGCAGCGGATTCCGCACGGCGGCCGAGTGGGAACGCTACTTCCGCGAGAGGCGGCCCACGCCCTCGCTGGCGAGCCCCGCGACGACCGCCCCGTCCGTCAGGGCGGGCGCGTCCAACGTGCTCCTGCAGCACGTCTGGGGCGGTCCGCCGAAGCCGCCTCCGGCCGTCATGGCTCGGGCCGCGTTGCCGCCGGCTCCGGCCGCGCCGCCCAGGACTATGACGGTACCTCCGAAGGCTGCGACGGTACCTCCGAAGCCTATGACGGGACCTCCCGCCGCCGCGCCCCCCGCGTTCCCGCCCTCCACCGCGACGGTCGCGTATTCGGGTGGGACCGCCCGCGAACGAAAGGCGTCGGAGGATGCGGCGAGGCGGGTCCTGAAGGGGATACCGCCCGAAGACTACGCCTCACTGGTCGGCGCGCCCGACGGGGCCAAGGTGACGTTCGGCGAGGACGGCCTGTTCGCCGTCGCCTACGATGTCGAGCACCCCAGCCTTGAAGCCATGCGGGGGCGGATCGTCAACACGGACGAGGGCTTCGGCGGGTCGCGGCATCACGAGCCCCACGTGCTCTACGTAAAGGGGTCGGAGCGCGGCAAGGGCGTCGGAGCCGAGGTCCACGGCCGGCGGGTGGCCTACGGCGTCAAGCACGGCCTGACGACGATCCGCATCCACGCGGCGAGGGGGTCGGAGGAGATCGGCTACATCGTCTGGCCGGCGATGGGCTACGACGGCCCCCTGCCTGAATCCGTCCGCAAGATCCTGCCGGCCCCCCTCAAGGGCCGGACGACGATCCAGGAACTGCTGTCCGACGTGGAGGGGCAGAAATGGTGGAAAGAGAAGGGCGTGGGGATCGACGTGAAGTTCAGCCTGAAACCGGGAAGCCCGTCCATCATGCGTTGGGCGACCTACTGGACGAGAAGGCTCGCGCGAAGAAGCCCGTGACGATCTTCCCGCCCGGCTCCGAGCCGGCCAACGAACTCGGTCTCACCGGCGACGAGATCGAGGACGCCCTCGCGTCGCTCCGCGACCTCGCCAAGGAGGAGAAGCGGAGGAAGCCTTGAGCGTCATCGTGGACACGACCGGGCTAGGCCGTCTCGTCGGCCGGCTGAACCGGATCGCCAAGCCGAACGCCGCGCTGCTCATGGCGACCTACGTCCAACACACCCTGCCCGACGACAACCGGCGGGGGATACTCGCCGGCATCGACAAGGACGGCCTGCCGTTGGCGCCGGTGACCTACCGCCCCAAGGGGCCGACGGTCGGCATCAAGGAGAAGTCGGCGGCCCGGTTCAGGAACAACCAGCCGGCGAACAGGCGGGGCGTGTTCCTCGGCTTCGGGCCGCACGCTTCGGGCCTCCACAACAACCTCGCGCGGGGCGAGTACGAGCAGTTGACGGGGCCGCCCTTGGCCCCCCGCGGGCCGTTCAGCCGGGTCATCACGAACTACACGTGCGATTGGGAAGTGTCGCCCGACGGCCTGGTGTGGACCGCTTACGGCGTCTGGATCGACGTCGTGGACGTGAAGGGTCGGAAGTTCCTGAGCCACCTCTTCAACGGGGGCCGGCACCTCCCTCGCCGCGACATCCGGGGCCTTCGGCCGGAGGGCCGCGCCAAGGCCCGCAGAGAGTTCATCGCGTGGGCAAGGGATCAGATCCGCATCCAGCCGGCCGGCTTCTTTTCTGGCGCCGCATAGGAGGCGACGGTGGACGACGAACGCATTAAACTGGTGCTCGACCTGGCGCAGTCGAGCCGGGACGCGACCGAGTTCAGGCAGAAGCTCGAACAGCTCGACGCGACCGCGCGCAAGACCGGCGAGGGCTTCGACGAAGTCGAGAAGGGCACGGCCAAGGCGTCGAAGGGGACGGCCGACTTCGGACGCTCCGCGCTCGAGACCGGCCGCATCGTCCAGGACTTCGCGCAGGGCGGCCTCGGCGGCATCATCAACAACCTGGAAGGCTTCACGCAGGCCGTCGGCCTCGGCCCCGGGGCGGCGGGCGCCCTGACGCTGCTCGGCGTCGCGGCGTTGACGGCCACGCCCTACGTCAAGGCCTGGTGGCACGAGTTCTTCGACGGGGCGAACAAGGTCCCGGCGACGGCCGACGCCCTGAAGCGGCTCAACGAGGAGCTGGAGGCCAACAAGAAACGGCTCGGCGAATTGAAGGATCAGCAGGTGTTGACCAACGCCGAGCTGGTCGAGTTCAACACGCTCACCGCCGAGTCGATCCGGCTGGAGAAGGAAGCGAACGCGGCGAAGGAGGCGGCGGCCGCCCGCAACGCCAAGACCGACGACCAGGCGAAGCTGGGGGGCGCGGTCACGAAGCTGACCAACGGGGCGGGGTTCGACAGGTTCGTCAACGCGGCCGGCGGCCTCGGCGACTTCCGGGGCCAGAAGGCCGAATACGACGCGATCACGGCCAGGCTCCGGGACGAGAAGCGGCCCCCCACGGCCGACGAGGCGGCGCGGCTCTCCGGGCTGGCTGGGCAGATCAACGCATTCGACCTCGGCGGCGCGTTCAACGCGGACGCGCTCCAGCGGCGCAATGAAGACCTGGTGAACCGCGCCCGCCAGGGCGACTTCGGGGCGTTCGACGAACTGCTCAAGAAGACGACCGGGGACGCTCGCGACCAGCTCGCGGCGATCGACCCCCGACAGGCCGCCGCGCGGGACCTGGCCCAGCAGCGCGCCAAGGGTCAGATCGGCGACGCGATCGGTGGGGCGATAAACCCGCTCATCACCGACCTCAAGGCGAACAACGCCGCGAGGCAGCAGGGCATCGACCAGGCCAAGGCGATCGATCAGCAGCAGGACGCGGCCCAGAAGGAGACCGAAAAGGTCCTGGACAAGCAGGCCAAGGACAAGGAGAAGGCGGACAAGAAGGCCGCCGAGGATCGGGACAAGGCCCTTCGGTTGAACGACGCCGGGATCGACTCCGACGCCCCGACCGCCGAAGAAGTGCAGGCGGCGGCGGCCCGCGGCGAGTTCGGCGTGCCGCGCCAGACCTATCGACCGATGTCGCACGAAGAACGCATCGCGGCCAACCGGCGACGGAAGGCCCGGGGGGCGGCCCGCGGAGGCGGCGGGCTGCGAAGCGTCGCGCCAACCGCGCCCGACGACGGTGGCGGCGACGACGGCGCCGAAGCCCAGCAGGCGTTGGGCGGGGCGATGCAGAACGTCCAGGCCGTCGCGGCGGGCGTGAACGCCTGGCGGCCCGCTTTCCAGCAACTGGCGGGGGCGATTCAGCGGTTGGCGGACCAGGTTCAAGGCCGTGGCTTCAATCCCTACGCGGCCAATCGATCATCCCTCATGGCGGGCTCCGAGGGCAACTGGTGAATCGCCGTGATTCCCATTCCCGGCCGGCGCCGATTGTCCCCATGACGGTCAGCGATCCCGACGCAACTCCGAGCGATCCAGGGTGAACAACGAGAGCGTCCAGGCCGACAGCGAGACGATAGCCGCGACGAACGCGACCAAACCCCACTCGCCGGCCGCCGTCAACGACTCCACGCCTTCGTTGAACGTCTTCGCCGCCGTGGCCGTCAGCAGCGCCCACGCAGCCGCCATCGCGACCAGGGACGCCACGACGGCCGCCATCTTTGCTGTGGCGAGCCAAAGCCGCGACGCCAGCGAGAATTGACCGGACATGCGAGATGGTCTGACTGGCGGGGGTTCGACGCTCGGCATGCGCGGAAGGCTCATCGAGGTTCTCCTCATCGGACCTGACACGTTGCAAGGTTGCCCAGGCATCGTACCAGATTCAACGCAATGAGCGTCACCACCCTCTACATCGACGACGCCGAGGTGTCCATGCCTGCGGCCGACATCTGGCCGTCACGGATGCGGCTGTCGCGGGCGGGCGAGTCCACGCTCACTCTCGTCCGCAAAGGCGGCCCGACGATCAAGCCCGGCGACTCTCTGCTCGGCAAGAAGGTCCGGCTCGAAATCGACGGCTCCCCCGTCTTCGCGGGCGAGGTCGTCGACCTCGACCACCAGTACACCGCGAGCGGCTGGACGCCGCTCTACCAGTGCCGATCCCTGCGGGCCCTGGCGGACCGCGTCCCGTTCACCGACGACAACACGCTCACCAACACGGCCGTCTGGAACCTGCCCAGCGACGACCCGCTGTACCTGGCGAGCCGCGCCGGCAAGACCGTCGGCGAGATCCTGACCGACGCCCTGACGATGGCCCAGAACGCCGCCGCGCTCGACGCGATGGGGATCGGAGGATACACGGCGTTGACGCCGACCCCGACGCTGCCGCTGCTCACGATCGGCGACCTTTCGCTGCTGACGGCGATCAACCCCCAGGTCGCGCAGATCGGCGGCGACCAGCTCATGTCGGCGATCGAGAGCTACCTGTCCGCCGCCGCGCCCAACCACGCCCTGCACATCCAGGCGGACGGCGTGATCCGGGTCATCGACACCCGCGCCGCCGCGACCTCCGAGAACACGCTCACCCTCGGCGTCGACCCGGTCGAGCCCACGCCGCTGCGGCGGTCGGTCGCCGACTGCTACCAGCGCGTCGAGGTCCGGGGCCAGCCGATCGCCGAGCCCCAACTCCTCAGCCTGTCCAACGGCGGGCTCGTCGAGGATTGGGCGTGGGGGGCCTACGCGACCAGCGCCGAAGCGACCGCCGCGTGGACGCCGGACGACTTCAAGCTCGACGAGACGGCCCGATCCGAGGGGACCTGCACCGTCACCGACACCGTCACCGTCGAGCTGACCAGCGACCCGTCGTCCCAGACGTGGGCGGCCGACGATTGGGACCAGTCCCATCGCATGGGGAGCCTGCTGCTGTCGGCGTCCACGATCGCCGGCGTCACCCAGAACGTCTACAAGCGGATCGTCTCGAACACCGCCAAGACGGCCGGCGGGACGTCCACCGTGACGCTGGAAAGCGCCCTGCCGGCCACCGGCTACGACACGTACAAAATCTACGGCGTCGCGTCCGCCGCCAGCTTCGTCTACCGCCGCTACAAGATCGTCGACCCCGACGTGGTCAAGTCGCTCGCCCGCAAGTTCTCCTATCCGTTCGCCTGGGTGTTCGCGGGCGGCACGGCGGGGACGGTCACCAGCTACCCCGTCGCGTCGGTGCTCTGGAACCCCGCGTTCGGGTCCGGGCCGCCGTACAACGAAGAGTCGTCGCCGTTCACGGTCGACACCGAGACGGGGCACATCATCTTCACCCAGCCGACCTACATCCAGGCCGGCAACAACGTCCCCGTGGACGTCCGGGTGGTCGTCGCCGTCAACACCGGGGAGTTGACGGCCGTCAGGCCGGAGAGCGGATACGAGGGGACCAGTCACACCGTCGAGGGGCTGGCCAGGACCAAGACGATCACCTGCCGCGACTGGACGGACCCGATCAACCAGGCCCACATGGAAGACTACGCGCAGGACCGGCTCGACGCGGTCAAGGACGCGATCGTGGAAGGCGTGATCGTCTACCACGGCCTTTACACGCCCGCCCTGACGTTCGGCAACGGGATCAGCGTGACGGGCGACGGGTACACGACCGGCTGGGAGGGGCTGAACCTGCCCATCGTCGAGACCGAAGTCCTCTGGAACGACCGGGCGCCGTCGTCCCACACGACCACGATGTTTCTCTCGAACCGCCGCGCCTGGATGAGCAGCGGCGACTTCCTCCGGCCGTCCCGCAATCCCGGCGGCCAGCCGATCGGATTCGACGGCGCGGCGGGCAACGCCGACGACTTCACGCCGAAGGCGGCCAGGCCCGACCAGCAGAGGGTCAAGGCGTTCGGGATCGACGGCGAGCGGCAGAACGACTCCGGAACGGACAAGACCCAATGAGCCAGTCTCGCGAGCTTGAGCAAGAGCGCCGGATCGACATGCTCGACCGCCGCTTGAGGCAGGCCGAGGATCGCGTCGCCGAGGCCCTCCAGACGCTCGCCCGCCGGTTCAACGGCGGCGGCGGCGTCTCGTCCGACCCGCCGCACCAGTACCTCGCGCGGGGCGACGGGGCGGCGCAGGCCACCGGCACCTTCCCGTCGATCACCAAGGACACGTTCGCCAGCGACGTGCTCGACGTCACGACCGGCGACGTCGTGGCGACGGCCGTGGACGTCGAGTGGTGGTACACCGACCCCCTGACCGTGGCCGGCGCGCTCGTGTGGTGCGTCAAGAAGCCCGACGGCGGCTTCGTCGGCGTCCTCGAACAGTGCACCGCGATCGCGTTGGACCCCTGACATGCCGTTTCGATACTCACCGGGGAAGTGCAACACCGGCGGCTGCGGCTGCGGCGAGTGCACGGGGACGGTCTGCGTCGCGCTCAACAGCAGGTGCCACGCGGGCGACGGCTCCGGCGTGTCGATCGCGGTCCGGGACCACGCGACGGGGATCGAGGTCGGATCCGCGACCACCGACGTCAACGGCCATGCGTGCGTCTCCGGAATCCGGCCCGGCTCTTACGACGTCATCCCCAGCAAGACCGACTGCTTCATCAGCCAGTGGACCAACCAGACGGTGGGCTGCTCGACGCTCAACCTCGCGGCCGACGTGGTCTGCCTGCCCTACGGCGCCAGGAAGTTCGGCGTCTCGGGCTGCTTCGGCACCCCGCTGCCCGACGCGATCATCACGGTGACCGGCCCGTCGCCCGGCTCGGTGCAGACCGGGGCGGACGGGATCGCCTATTACCACTACAGCCAGGTCGGGACGTACACGGCGGTCGTCTCCCATCCTTCGGGCCGGTTCGCCGACTCGGACCCCGTCTCGTGGACCGTGACGAACGTCTGCGACAGCAGCGAGGCGGCCGGCGTCCAGCTCGCGCCGGCGGCCGGCTACCAGTGCTGCACGATCCAGCGGACGGCGACGCCGCCCTCGCCCTATCCGATCAAGACGACGCTCAAGATCACCGACCCCGGCGGCGCGATCTCGTTCACGTCGGGGGATTGCTCCGGGACGGCGTGCGCCGGCGGCCGGGTCATGAGCAACGTCCAGACGGCGGCCGGCGGGATCGCGTCGTGCAACGGGTTCACGTTCAACCTGCCCCCCACGGTCGGCACGGGCTCCTGCTTCGTCAAATACGACGTGGTCCTCTCCGACACGGGATGCACCGCCTCCCAGACCAACCCCGTCGCGGCGTGCTCGGGCGTCCAGGGCTGCCAGTACCTCTACGGGACGGCCCCCGGCTGCGAGACCAAGTACCTCGCCGTGAGGAGTCCGGGCGGCTCGTGCGCCGCGTTCCCCAACCCGATGACCTGGGGCTCGACCGGCTTCACGATCAACAGCCTGAACCCGCTCAACGTCACGTTCACCTTCGACCCCGGCGGCGACTTCGGGCCCAGCGTCTCGCCCCTGACCAAGATCCCGCCCTACGCGACCTCCATCGTGGTGAGCGAATGAAGTGCGAGCGCTGCCCGGTGAAGATCGGCCCGTGCGTGGGCGAGCGGGCGTCCCACGCCTTCGCCTGCAGGATGGCCGCGAACGGCTCCGACGCCGAGCTGCGGTGGGTCGTGGACGAGTCGATGGGCTCGCCCGCCGTCCCCACGCTCGACTCACCGGCCGGCCCTCCCGCCCGCCCGGCCGTCTCGCACGCCGAACTCCGCAACGCCACGAAGCTCGGATCCAAGAACTGCTGGTTTTCGGAGCACGCCCCCGGCTGCGGCTGCGACGGCCTGCACTGCCACCTGCTGGGACGACGGATCTCGATCTACGACTGCGTCCAGTGCCTCAAGAAATGGTGACCTCAACCCCAAGAAGGTGACTATGTCCGCATACGGCAGAACGCCGCTTTCCGAGGAGAACGGCGTCGGGCTCGGGATCGCCTACGTCGAGCTCGAGACCGACGCGAACGGGATCGTCCAGACCGCGAACCGGCGGTACTGGAACCACGCCACCAAGGTCTTCGAGCCCGGCCCGCGCGACGACTCGAAGCACGTCAAGCCGTGCCAGCGGCTGGCCGACGACCCCGACCTCGACAACTTCATCCAGGTCGCCGCCGTCGAGCGGCAGGCCGTCGAGGACTTCAACGTCCTGGTCGTCTTCTACACCCTCGACTCGTCCGGCAAGGTCACGAGCGTCTATCGGTCCTACGCGCACAACGTCGCGGTCGCGCTCGGCGCCGTGAACGG